ACAAGATAAACGCTAAGAAACAAGCCACGGCGAACAGGCCCTTGACGATCTGTAGGTTCTGATGCCGCCGCCAGTTTTTTTCAAAGACGAGTTCAGATTCCCTGAGCTTCTGTTTTAAGTCTGATTGAATAGTCATACGTTTTCCTTAAGTTTGTCGTGTTTGATATGTGCTAGCGCGCGGGTTTTTGCGATTTGTCGCGTTTGGTATGCGTTAATTTGCATATTGTCGCGTTACACCATCTCCCCGTAGTAAGAAAGGATTTGTTTATACGCACCCTTCAATGCGCCGACATGCTGCTTCTCGATCTCGGGTTCTATCGAAAAAACGGGAATAGTCTCCGTCTCCAGCAGATCAAGATCGTTTCTTAATCTTTCAAGAAATATTTCATCTACGGTATCGTTGTCAATTTCAACAGTCAGTTTCATGTTAGTCCCATAGTGCTTCGTAATATTTACCAAATAGTCTGAAGCCGTTCTTGGCTCTGACTGCATTAGCTTCCCATATATCAATGTCGTCAAGATTTGTATCTTTGAGCTTGTATTCAAACGCCCAAATCATTTCATTCATCACCCAGTCCCAACGCTTAAAGTGGTTTGCATCGGCGTCCCAAATGTCCTTTTTGGGCGGAGCAGATGTAGACTTAAGCTCTTCAGGAACGTCTTCATCGTAAACAATAGGAGCGCCATGCTTTACTTTGTTTAGCTGCTTGAGCATAGGTAGGATGATGTGGGCTATGGTAGTGTCCATGTTCCATACATCCCACTTGTCTATCTTGACGTAAACAATTCTTGGATGAATTAGATTCAAAAGATTCTTTACACCCTCACACAATGGGCTTAATCTGTCAGCCCACTTGTCTATCTTTGGCTCGTCGTAATCTATTTCCCTCCAGAAGAAAACTTTCTCTAGGATCGTGTACGGCGAGACCCAGTGGTTTCGTTGTTTACTTATGTAGACTTTCATTTGTTTAAAAGGTAAATTGAGCTAACCTGCCTAGCAGGTAAATAGTGCCGATAGTGATGAGAGGCCCCAGAAACATGATCAGATAGCACATCAAAAGTATCTTCATAAAAACCTCAAAAAATGTCCCGATGGGGATAAAAACATGTTTATTTGCTCAAACTCGTTAACAAATGACCCGATGGGGTTAGTTATTCCATACCTTCTTCAAAATCAAACCATTCATAGATCTCGTGCATGATTGCATCCCTTAAAACAAACTTAATTTGATCGTCTGTCGGCTCATCCGTATGCTTGTAAGCGCGGGCCAAGCCATAAGTAATGCCGTTCTCAATGCACATCTCAATTACCGCTTGCTCTTTAGGCCTCATCTTTCCCTCCAATACGTTCTTTCTCTAGCCGCTGCACCTCTACGATGGCGTCTTTTTGTTTAGCCATGCTCTCCAGGAAGCATTCTTTGTGTGCGTACCTCCCGAGGAAGGCCGACTCTTCATCACGATCCACAGGTTTGTTACAGAGGAAGCAGTTCATGTTTAATTCCTAGTTAAGCAATTAGAACATCTTTATTTGACTTCTTCAACCGTGATGACGTAATTTTTTCCTTGAGCATCTGTGACCTCAATGGTCTTCTTAGAGCTGACCATGCGCCCTTCTGCGTCTACGTCAAACTTGATGGAGCCAACCAGCTTGATAAGACCCTCCTGGTCATGCTCCAGCAGAGCTTTTTTGGTTAAGTGGCTGATGTAGTCACAATATGCAAACATGCTTTCTCCTTTAGGCTTTTGGTGATACACGAATAGAAGCACCTTTAGTGGTGTACTTCGCAATTTGTTCTGGGGTAGCACCCAGCTCTGCTAACAGAGCTTTGTAGTCTACGGTAGTTGTGTTGACCAAGCTTACGGTCACACCGTACTGCTCGCCGCGGTGATTGCCTTCGCCCAGCTCATTAGCAATTTGATCTTTCAGCTCTTTGCACTTGGCGGTGAGGTCTTTGACTTGGCGGTCTAACACGGCCAAAGTGTCGATGGGGTTTGCCAGGCTGAGGGCAAGGGATTCGGCGGTAGTAATTGCGTTCATATCTGTCTTTCTTCGTTACCTGCACATCGCAGTGATATGGAGTTTAACTCAAAGTTAAAGAAATACAAGGACTTTTGCAGGAATTTGCAAAATATTTTTATAAGTACTTACCCTAATGCCACCTCAACCACCTTGGGGCGCTGGATGACGGTCTGCTTCACGCCGTTGTACACGGTATGCTCTTTGACGCTGGCTTTGATGGTGCGGGTGTCGCCCTTGTTTCCAATGTCGGTCTTGCCCTTGTAGGTGATTGCGTTGCCTTGCTCATCGCTGGCAATAGTGATGTAGTTGTCGCCATAAAACTCGGACTTGAGCACAATCACGCGCTCAACTGTGATGGTGAGAGTGACCTTATCTCCGACTGCACCAAGGTGCTGGCTGTTGGCGCGAGCAGCCTCAAGGCGGTCAATCACCGCAAAGCAGGACTCGACAGCCTCTACTTGGCGAGCGGTTAAGTTGCCCCAACTGGCCAAGTTGTAAGCCATGCTACGCAGGAACTCATTAGTGCCCTCATAAGCCGTCAAACGGGTCACCAAGGCGCTGTTGGCATCGCGCCACGCTAAGCCCGCCAAGATGCGTTCTGTTTGGCGCTGTGCGCGTTCTGCCTCAATTTGAGCCTTGCGAGCTTCGCGGCGTTTTTGTGCGCCAGCTTGGCGACGTGCGCGTATGTGGTCGGCGCGAACCTTTTCAAAGCCATCGATACCCCAACCAGTCTTGGCAACGCAATCACAGCCTACCTTGAACTGACGGGCGCCAGCGACGCTACCCTTGATCCAGAACTCCCAGCGAATGCCAGTACCGCAATAGTCGCAGCAGCCGCCAGCCTTGCTGGTGCCGTCAGGCAACGTAAAGACGTTCTCGCTGACGTGTGTGCATGAAAAGGGGGCTTTGCCAAGTCCTGCTTTTTCAAAAGGGTGTGTCATGTTTTGCTTTCTATCGTTCCTGCAACATCGCAGTGGTTGTATCTTAACTTAAAATTAAAGGATTACAAGACTTTTTTCTAGGTATTTTCCCTAGGTTCTTCCCAACGGCTACCTTCCCAAGTCTCTGGGTCACGGTCATAACAAGCTGCCTCATAAGCCTCTTGCCTTGTAAGGTGGTACTTGATCTCTAAGAATTCTTGGCGTGCAATCAATTCATCGTAAGTCATCTCAAACCTCCTTACTAATCCATAATTTTGATCCAACTTTCTCGGCCCAGAATTGGTCGGGGTATAGTGCCCAATCATTGCCAACTTCGTCAGTTGGCTTTGTTACGTTCATACAAAAGTAGTTACCGCCCGCAGTAAAAATCTGTTTTTTTGTGCGGGTTGATTGGTACTGGTACTCATTTTTAAAGTGTTGGTTTGACTCATACTCTAATCCAAGAGTTGCTGCAATTGCTTCAAGGCGGGTCATCTCAAACCTCCTTGGTGATGAGGTACTCGTGGGCATAGTCCAAAGACTCCACGGCAGCAATGATGTGGTCTTGGTGCTTCATTGGGCTACGTGTGAGCTTTGCAGTCAACGCTGCGATGATTGCGGCTGCGGCGTGCTCAGTAATCTGAGTGTCGTCCATTGCGTTGATGGCGCGTAGTGCGTTTGCTGCCACCATGTATCCGTGTTCCATATCGTCCATCTTGCTTCCTTGTATCGTTACCTGCGACATTGCAGTGATTGGAAGTTTAACCGAAAGTTAAAGGAATGCAAGGACTTTTTGTAGATTTTGCAAAAATATTTTTCTAGGTGTTTACCCTAGCTAGTGTCCAGTCAAGCAATTCCTGCTGGGTGATGCCGTAGTGCTTCTCGAATCCCTTAGTCCCTAAGCCGTGGATGCCTGTGTTTCCCCTGTGGTGCTCAACGCAGAAGGGCATGACGGTGAGATAGTCTCCCTTGCCCCAGCCCCCAGTTCTAAGGTGGTGTAGTTCTACTTCAGCGGGATCGTGGTCGCCATACAAGTGATGACACAAGCAGCATCCAAGTTGCGCCACCTTGCTCATATGTTCTTTTTCAGCTTGTTTTTTTGAGGCCATTTGTAACGCAACTCCAAGTAGCTTGTGATTTTATTTTTTTTACTGTAGACAATGGTGTATTAAATACTTGACTAGTTATACGATTACTTTTGGGGTAAAGATATATTTGAATTACTTGATCTGTAGTCAATTTAATATTGTTTGCTTTTGGCCCTTCTTGATATGTACCATGTTTTTTTTTATCTTGATGATTTGCTTTTCTAGTATCCCATCTTAAATTTGTCAAAACATTATTTGTTCTAACTCCATCACTGTGACATGCCTCCATTTTTGGCGGGGGATCTCCGCAAAAAGCTCGCAGCACCAAACGATGCACATGCTCTTGCTTTCTTTTTTTTGCTCCAGTTGTTAAATTTACAACCTCATAACCAGTACTAGCAATAATTTTTTTTAGGTTAATTCCACCTTTTAATGCAATACCTAAACTCGTTTTAACAGGTCTTTTTAGCGAACGGACATTGCCAAAGTTTGAAACTTCGTAAAAAGATTCATAGCCAACGCAGCTTTTCCAAATTTCCATTACACCATCTCCTTATATGATGTAATTGTATCACTGATTTGGCCACAGCATTCATGTGCTGCTTCTCTGCCTTGTTCACATCAATGACCTATCTTGCGCTCGATTGGATGCTTCTAGTGAGCGCCACACTTCTATTCTTGCTTGTGCAGCAATCAGCATCCACCTTTCTTGCTCACATGCCCTTGTAGCCTCTTGTAAGTGCTCTAGGTGCGTTTTGTAGCGTGGGTGGGCATATGCCTCCCTCTCTTGGGATACTGCGCTTGTAAAGCCGTTTTGCTCGGCTTCTTGCATAAGCTCTGCTTTGACAGTCTTACGCATCTCTTCCATGTAAACAAGATCAGCTTTAGCTTGAGCGTAGATCTTGCTGTGGGTGATCAGGTAGTCAACGGCGTCTTGAATGTTCATGTTCTGTAGATGTAATCGTCATTAACTCGGCTGGGCCATTTGAGGTAGTCATTAGCCCCTGTTCGATGCACCTTGGTTTTAAGCTCTGCACCATCATAAGTTCCAGTTCCTCTTACAACACTGACAGACTTCAATGGGATCTTGATAGGCCCAAGGTACTCTAGCCTCTCTTCACCTTGTTCAGTAAGTTGGATAAGCCCATCTTTTATTTCAGCCATCCCATCAGAGATTAGTGGCTCTATCACAAACTCTTTAAATCTAGCTGTAGAGCTGTTGCTGATGGCTTTACGAAGCTCATTAAGGTCGTGCGGGTGTCGGGCAAGCCTGACCAACGCGTGATGGATCGTAGACCCTCGGTTGTACTTTGACTTCATTCAAGTTCCTCTCTAACCAATATGTCTACCCCAGTAATTGCAGAGTAGATTTTTTTAACAGAAATAAATATGACCTGCACATCATCTTTGTAGACAATCCCATTCATGGCGTCGAGATGGCTCTTAGCTATGTTGTCTATGTCAGGCTTCTTTGTAGGCTTTTCTTTGCCCGACAGACAGTCCTTAGTCCGTTGTTTGGAGTAAGACTTGGGCACAGAGAACCGAACGTAAAGAAACACGCTCAGAGGCGTTTCTAGAGGCTCTGACTCCCCCATAGCTCTAGTGGCAGCGTCTTTGATTTGCTGCTCATAGGACTTGGTTTTGGCGTCGGTGTAGGTCTGCACAAAGTTTTTGGTACGGCGGAATCTAGGTCTGCCCTTTCCCTTTGGCTCGCCCTCTACCGTGAAGCATACTTGCATTGTCATCTGAATTTATTCATTCTGTTGCGAAGATCTTGGATTGCCTTCTCCCCGCGGGTTTTACGAATCTTCTCGGACATATCGTCCCACCACTCTTTTGCGCCCCCAAAGCCTCTTTCATCTTTCTTTTTCTTAAAGCGCTGTATCCACTCTCTAGCTTCGCAGTCTCTCATATGCTCAATAGTTTCAGGGCTGATTGTGACATTTGATGGTGCGAGTCTTTCTGTGGGTACAGCTTTTTCTCTTTTCTGGGATTTCATGAAGGTAAGTGGGGATAGTTCACAAAAAACTGCGCCTCAGAGCCGTATTCGGCAACAAATTGCCCAGCATCTTTATGTCTCCATAAGCTTACGATAGGCTCACCGTCTGCTACACCCTCGTAGTTCCTCTGCTTTCTGCACAGCAAGTAGCAGTCAGGCTCAGTCTGTCGGGTGCTCATAATGCCTTTGGCTCGGTAATCATCTTCCTTAGCCTTATTCCGCCAAACCATAAATAGGTTGTCCACTTGGTCGGTGATGGAGCCACTACCCTTGGTGTCGTGCTTATCCGGCATGTCAGTCTCTTTGGCGGGCTTTTTAAGATGATGCACAAGGTGGACGTGGATGTTGCAGTCTTTAGCCAATGCACAAAGTTGGTCAACAAATGCTTTCTGTCCGTTGTAGTCATCTTCATTCTTGACACATTTCATAAGAGAGTCAATAAACACATGAGTTATTTTAAGCTCTTGAGCGCAATATTTAACCATGCCTAGAACGGTTTCGGGGCGGGCGGTTCCTGTTTGATCGTACAGCCACATTCTTTTCTTAGTCCAATTGCCAAAATCATCATAAAGCTCTTCTAAAGCTTTGATGCCTTCTTCAGTCTGATATTCAGGAGCATTGGGGTTTGTCCCCGAAAACATCCGAATCAGCCTCTGTGTGGTCACCAAGGGCTTCATCTCAAACGATGCTATGCAGACACGCTCTCCTTGCCCCAAGAGGGATAGAGCAATCTGGCTGGTCACATCAGTCTTGCCGTGGCCATTCTGCCCAGCCCAAACCGTTACCTCAGACGGGCGGAAGTCAAAGCTCTCATTTGTCTTTGGCCAAGGCAAAAAGGTTTTAGGCTCCGATAGCTTCTGTCGCAATCTAGCCTTAGCATCATCCACAAAATCTGCTGCTGGCTTGACTTTTGTTTGAACTTCTGTCTCTTGTAAATAGGCTTCAAAGTCAATGCTGTCATCTAAAAATTCAGGCACTATATCTCTCCATCCATCCAGTTTGTTTCCAAGAAGGTTTGGTTGGGTCTACAACAGAAGCAACCACTAACTTGGGCTTGTTATCCACAGCCTTTTGGTATAAGGCTTTGACTCGTTTTTCATCTGTGCCAGTAATGCTGACATTCAGCCCAATCAAAAATCTCAAGTCGAGGCTTGCAATAGAGTCATTGTGAACACAAACGTCAAACCATTCTTTGGGAAGCTCGCATGGAAAGTCATTTAGGAATACAATCTCAGGGATCATGCGCCGCTTGCGTAGGGCTATGATTTTGTCGTGACCTCTCATATGGCCCCCGCAATAATGCCAGTAGAAGTCTTGGGGTAGCGGTCTGTAGTCTGCTTTTCAGCAGCAAATTGGTTGGCTTTACGCATCCAGTTGCGCCACGTCCCAACCCAGTCACTCTTAGCCGCGGTAAATTCGTAATCGCGGAACACCTTGGTTTGCTCGGCATAGTCAACCAATGGGCATTCGGTCTTCACCCAAGTCTTCATGTCGTCAGTAACCTCAAAGTCTTTGGGGCACTTCTTGGCTGGCCTCTTTGCGAAAGATGGTTCTTGTTTCTTGGTTATTGTTTCTTGTTTTATGTTTGGTTGAACGTCCGTTGCAACGACCGTTGAACGCTTGCTCAACCGACGTTCAGCGGATGCTTTACCCGCCTTAGACGCCTGTTGAATTTTTGCCCTGTAATCCTCAATGACTAGGTCTGCTCGCTTATTTACCCAGCCATCTTCTGTAAGCTTGAAAAACTCTTCTAAGACGGTCTGGACTTCAGTTTCATGCTCTCGCATTCCTATCTGACGTGCAACGTGCGCTACACCGCTGTTCAACGGACGTTCGTGAAGGTAATAAAGATCTAACAAGCGCCTGTAGGCAATGTCTTCAAGCAAAGACAAATGAGTGGTATGGGACTTATAGTCCCCAATGTTGAATTGGAAATAGTGCATAAATCATCCTCGCAAACCTCCTGAAAGAAACTAACGGCAGGGGGGAGGTTCCCTTTTCACTAGGCTCATGACTTCCTAGCTAGCCGCGTTTCAAAACATCATATCACGAAAATAAATCAGGCCGCAAATCTGCCTTGGTGACCAATCCTTGGGTAGCCTCTTCTATTGCCAAAGCCAGCTTAGGGGACGCCTTACGCTTGCCGTTGATCAAAAGGCTAAACCATGTCAAGGATATGCCCAAGTAAATGGCCATTTCGCTTTTTGCGCCTCGTGGCTCTTCTTTAAAGTAGTCTGTCAGTGTCATAGTTGTCCCTTTCAGATCGGCAGTATGACACAAACTTTTAGTTAAAACAACCCCAAGTTTTACTCAAGTATTTTAACCGTTGATTAAATTGTGGTGTAATGCATGCACGCCGATACGGCGGTTTTTAGGAGTGACGTGATGGACAAAGACGTGCGTAAGGTAATCCCTTACACAACCCCCAAGGGCATCCAAATTGGATCCCGCTACACCCCCCCGCAGCACCGCATAACGCCTGAAGAGGAAACTATTCAGTTGGCTATGTTAGGTGTTAGAAGACCTATGAACCCTTTAGCGCAAGTCGTCTTACAGATGGTCGCCATTTGTTTTGGTGCGTTCTTGCTTATCCAACTCATTAAATGGTTAGGAATTTAAATGGACATCAAACCAATGACTGACGAAAAGATTGCCGAACTTGCCCAAGAGCTGGCTCATGGCGAAAAGTTTGCTGACGACGAGATTGAGGGCCTGATTCACTTCATACGCCTTTACGAAGACGCACAGGGGATTGTATGAACCAAGAATACTATGAATGGCTGGAAGACCCTGTAGCCCAGCAGGAGTACCGCAAGTTTTTACTTGAAGATGAAATGAAAAGGAGTCAATTACCCGACCCATTTACAACCGATCCACAGGATTTCTTAACAGCTTTAAACAGGACTACATATGATCATTGAAAACAAACCTAAATCTTCTTTTTCCCCAGTTCCCTCTGGACTTCACTTAGCACGCTGCTACCGCATCATTGACTTAGGTACGAAAAAGAGCGAATTTGAGGGGAACGTCAAGTTTCTCCGCAAGCTCAAAGTTTGCTGGGAAGTCTTTGGCGAGGACGACAACGGAAACCCCCTTTGCACAGCCTCTGGTGAGCCTTTAGTCATCACCAAGGACTACACCATGTCTTGGGCCGATAAAGCCACCCTACGCATTGATTTGCAGTCTTGGAGGGGCAAACCCTTTACTGTAGAGGAACAGCGCCGATTTGACCTTAAAACCGTGCTGGACAAGTGGTGCATGTTGAATGTTGCACACAAAGCCAAAAAGACAGGTGATGGCGTATATGCCAACATTGTGGCCATTACCCCTGTTCCTAATGCGGTTAAGTCTGCGGGGCTTCCTGATGGCCATAACCCAGCCCAAATGTTCCAGATCAGCGATCCTGACATGGCGATGTTTGACACATTCTCAGACTTCTTGAAGAAACAAATCAGCGAGTCTCCAGAGTGGAAAGCCCAAAACAAGAAGTCAAGCAGCGGGTTTGATGATATGCCCAACGATCTTGACGAAGAAGATTTGCCATTCTGAGGTGAAATAATACCAATGTTACGTATACAATAGAGTCTTGTTTAACCAAGGAGAAATCCATGACACAGCAAGATTTTATTGACAGATTTGAATACCGAGATGGCAAATTGTTTTACAAAAATAGGGAAGGACACATGGCCCAAGGTTCTGAGGTTGGAACAGTAGACAAAGATGGATATTTGAAAACTTTGATTAAACGCAAACCATATCGTTTACATAGAATTATTTTCATGATGCATCACGGCTATCTTCCAAAACTTCTTGATCATATTGATGGCAATCCAGCCAACAATAAAATTGAAAATTTAAGACCTGTGACAATTTCTCAAAACAATTTAAATCGAGGGAAGCACAAAAGCAACACGTCTGGATACAAAGGCGTTACATGGGTAGCAACACAAAATCGCTATTCATCAAGGATTTCAATAGACAAAAAGCGTTTTTTTCTAGGTTATTTTGATGACCCAAAGGAAGCGCACAAGGCATATTGCGAAGCCGCTCAAAAATATGAACCTCAATATGTGAGAACACAATGACCACTATGATTGTAAGAGCTTCAGAACAAAATCATTGGTATGCAATGGATGGAAGTCCAATGTATACCGTGAAATCGAAAGATGGAAGCGATAGAGCTACAACGCTGCGTGACGCTCGCAAGCTCAACTTGCTACCCTCGGTGACCACCATCATCAAATGTGCGGCTAGCCCAGGCCTAGAGGCTTGGAAGCTCAATCAGATGTTGCTGGCGGCTTTGACCTTGCCCAAGATTGATGGCGAGCCTGAAGAAAGCTTTGTTCAAAGGATTGTCAAAGATTCTAAAGAACACGCCAAACAGGCCGCGGAGCGTGGTAGCGAGATCCATGCGGCCATTGAGACCTTCTATGAGGGCATCATGCTGGCCAACATGGCTGAATACCAAGTGGGCGTAGCGCAGAGCATAGAAGAGACCTTTGGCCGCTTAGACTTTAAGCCGGAGAAGTCTTTTGCCAGCAAGTATGGCTTTGGGGGCAAGGTAGATCTACACGCTGACAACGTGGTGATTGACCTTAAGACCAAAGAGTTTACAGATCCTAAAGATGTTAAGGGGTTTGATGAGCACCGTATGCAACTGGCGGCATATCGTGTTGGGTTAGGAATGCCCAACGCACGTTGCGCCAACGTGTTTGCATCGGTAACGGAGCCTGGTCTTTGCGTGGTCTATGAGTGGTCTCAAGAAGAACTCAATCAAGGCTGGCAAATGTTTAAGGGTTTATTGGACTATTGGTACGCTAAAAATCAACTTGGAAAGGAAATATTATGAAATTCAAACTTGAAGTGTCTGCGGAAGACTTTAAAAAAATCATCTCTGCTCTGCAAGAGCTTCCTTACAGGGAGTGCAGCGATCTGATGGAAGATATTGTTGCCCAAGGATTGGCTCAAAAAGAAGAATACGAAACCTTCCAAAAGGACGTAGACCTCTTTATAGAGAACTGGGGCAAGACAGAAGAGGAAGAGCTGGAGTTTGACTTCATTGAAGAAATTAAGAAGCCCTCTAAATCCTCTAAAAACAAAAGGAGCAGCCGATGAAAAACCCTTGGTTGACAGAAGATGACATCAAGCAGATCTTTTTTCAGACTAACAATGAGAATCCAAAGGGCTTCTATTCAGGCGATTTGGACATCATGGAGTTTGCTGACAAGGTCATCTTGGTGGCTTCACACCGTATCGCACAGACTGAACGAGCTATGTGTGTTCGTTTTGTTAACACCCTAAACACAAACGTGGCTAGGGCGCTAGAAGAATACAGGGAGAATCTGTGAAGATTTCATGGCACGATGACAACATGTTTGACTACTCGTCAATCCTTATAAAAATTGAGCGCCTAGAACATGACATACATCAAGCATTGCTGATTAAACGTCATGCTGAAGCATCAAGATTGGTTGAGGATCTGATCAAGCAGTCCATTGTCTTAAAGCAGTGGATTGATTACCAGTAAAAAAAAGCCCCCAGAGATGGGGGCTAATTCCTTGAAGTGGCAACTGCAAGGTTTGTGAGGTAATTATGGCATAGGATTGCCCATAGGATCTACATTAGTTTGCATTCTTTTTACTTGCTCGGGGGTTGCTCCCCTCATGCCTTCTAAAACAGACAATGCTGCGGGTGAAGCAGTTGCAAGTAATCCGCCAAGGATTTGAGTTGGAATTGTTGGGATCATCTGCAATCCACCACCCAAAGCTCCAGCACCAGCAATACTAGCGCCAAGCTTATCGCCAGCCTTGTATCTCTCCATAGCTTCCATGCCACCAGCGGCAGCAGAAGCTCCTCCAAGTGCTCCAGAGAGCATAGGATTTCTAGCCATAAATCCACCAACCCCTTGAAGTCCAGATGCTAATTTTTGACCCATGGTTGGCTCAATAATAGGTGGCTTGGCAACTTTAAACTCAGGCTTATAAACAGTTCCGGTGGCAGGATTACGGATGTTTGCGCCCTTGCGAGTTCCTTGTTCAGCCTCATGAGCTTGAGCAAAAGTTTTTGCGCCACGATCCTCATAGCCCATAGCACCCGCCCACTTCTGTACGGCGCTTTTTGGGGCTGCCTCTACGGGAGCTGGGCCGCCACCAAAAATGGCCCGCTTTGCAGAGACTCCTGCTCCAGTTGATGCTCCAATACCAGCTCCAGCAAGCATAGCTTTTTCTTTTCTAAAGTCTGCTTCTGATGCTGGCGTAATGGTTTGTTGTGTTTCGCTTACGGGGGCTTCTTCAGGCACTTTCGATGGGGTTGGCTCAAATCCACCTAGTGCTTGTATGTTGTTTACATAACCAAGGGTTGACTCAGGTGGAGATTTTGCTTTACCTGAAAAGAAAGGATGATCTGGCCCCGCGTTATAAGCTACAGCAGCAAGGATAGGATCATTGTTGTATCTATCCATGTTCTGTTTGAGGTACTTGAGACCCGCCTCAAGATTTTTGTCAGCATCTCTCAAATCTTCTTCTTTGTAGCCCATCAATTTTCCTGTAGCGGGCATAACTTGCATGATGCCAATTTCTCCAGCGCTACCAGTTTTGTTTTGTCTTAAACCGCTTTCAACGTAAGAGAGCGTTAAAGCTAGGCGCGGATCAACCCCAAGCTCTTGAGCTTTGGTAATGACTTTATCAGCGTTTTGTAGTTGCTCTTTATCGAGCTTATCTAAAAAAGAAAGATTTGCCATGATTGCACCTTATTTGATACCAAGACGCTCTTTCAACATGCTTGGCGTTATCGGGCCAGTGCTGGGCGCTGCGCCCTTGGGTACGCCTGTTGGGTAAGCAATATTCATTTGCTTTTCTCTGTAGCTATCAAACATTCTTTGAAATTCTTTAGTGTCTTCAAACTCATCGTAAGTCAACTTTGATTTACGCAATGCACTAGAAAGACTTGATTCAAAGTTTGATTTCTCTTTCAAGAATTTCAGCTTTTGATTAAATGTTCTTAAAGTGTCATCCAAATTAGGCCCCATGGCATTGACCATCTGTTGCTCAAAGTTAGAGACAGATGTACCAGAACCTAAACCTTTGCGTTGCTCAAATTGTGTTATTGCAAGCAATTGACCAACCTCAGAAGCCCTGTCAATAATTCTTTGATCAACACCAGATTCTGTCAAGATTTGTTTAATTGCAGGGACTCCAACGCTAAAGTTTCCAACTCGCAAGCTTTCATTAAGCAAATTACCAATTCCAGACAATACATCACCACGCTTTAAAACACCCATAACCTGATCCATGCCAGGCTCTTTAAGTAACTTTTCCGTTCTGTCATAAATTGGCAATAAAGCTTTGGCTGATTTTCCAGAGGCCAAAACCTCATCAGTACGACTTTGTTCGGACTTTGCGCCTTCTCTTGCAAGAGTTTTATTTCTTTCTTCTTGTATGTCTTGTTGTCTTTTTAACTCCGCTGGAGTTTGTGCGATTTTTGTTCCCTTAACTAGCTCTGCTGTTGCTTGTGGCGCTTCTTGAGTTGGTTCAGGAAGAGATGTAGTGTTTCTCTTAACAACATCCCAATAGGTTTTTGCATCACCTTTGGTTCGCGCTTGGTCAAACTCTATGGCATCGGCTTCCGACATTGGAACAGTCATGGCTTGGCGACCAGCTTTTGGATCGCCCGGCACAAATCTTTCCACAGTAGTTTTTCCACCAAAAGGTGTATATTCTTTAGCTAGTTTATTAGCAAATCCACCAGGTTGCACAGATACAGAATCCAACATCAACTTGTATTCAGTTTCCAAAGCCTCACCAAGCTCTTTATTTCTATATTTAATAGCGGCAATTTTTGCTGGACTCATGGGTTGACCACGAACATTTAAGGTCGGACCAGATTCTTGGTTATCTTGAACCCTGCTATCAAGCATTTCCAAGCCTTTTTGCTTCATTGCTTGCTCCCTTTGAGCTTGAGCAAGTTGCAGACGCATTTGGGCAAGATCCATCTGCTCTTTTTCTTGTTGAGCTTGTACTCCGCGAACAGACTTGGCAGCTTGCCCCAAACTCTCACCAAAAGACCCAGTAGCGGTAGGCGTCAACATGCCTTCAGCAATCGCCAAAAGGTTGGGGTTGTAGCCTCTATTCTGACGAGAATCAAGCGTAGACATAAGCCTCTGAAGAGCCATGTCGTAGCTCTCATCCTCAACGCCGGGCTTTAATGCTGCGGTTGGTAATGCGTTTGTTGCCATAATATTTATTTCCTAATATTAATTATTTTTATTCTAATGGTATATCTATTGGATCTTCACTATATCCTGGGTTTTGTGTCATTGGCTGACCATCTGACCCATATAAATTTCCATCTTGTCCTTGAAATATTCCGGGGCTAATTTCTGTAGTTCCATATAAAGGACTTGTTGGATCTTGAGTGTTAACAGGTGTAGATGAGGCAGGATTTGATGAACCAAAATTCTTGCTAAAAATATCCCAGTATTTTTGCAAAGCATTTGGTGTAGTTTTGGTTTCGTATTTTTGCGTAGCTGGGTTCCAAACTTGAGTTGTTGTTTCCCCTAATCCGCTCGCAACCAAAGAACCCAAACCAGTAATTTGGCTCAATGGAGATAGCCCATAAGCTCCAGGCAACGGGCCTTTATAAGTCTCAGTAGTAGATGATGGCACGTTATAGCCTTTCATCAGATTAGCCACATTAGTAGCTTGTGTCAGGGGAGCATTGATCTTGGCTTGCTCAAAGGCTTGTTGTTCTGCGCCGCCCTTAGTCATAGCACCAGCACCAGCCAGTCCTAATGCTTGCTGTTGTCCAGCAAGATTGCCTTGGATTTGTGCGGCTTGGTTCTGCAATTGACCTTCATTGATGGCGGCTTGCAGGGCTTGAGAATATCCTTGTTGCAAAGCACCAGTTTGAGCACCAAGCAGGTTAGATTGCCAGTCGGCAGCAGTTTGTCCTAAAGCGTTTGCATAGCGTTGGCTACCCAGTCCACCACTGCCAACAAAACCAGCCTTCAGTTGAGGCATCAGGTTACGTTGGATGTTCTGCTGTTGCAGACGTTCCATCTCATTCACCACGCCTGTGGTGTAAGGATTCATTAAGGATTGAATTTTCTCAGGGGTTAGACCTTGAGCAACGCCTGAAACGGTCTGTTCTGCCGCGGTAAGGCCTGGCTGATATGCTGTAGCGGCACCAGGGATGGCTGCATAGCCTTGCTGTTGCAAAGCCGTCATGGGGGCTACAAGCTCTCCAACAGGACGATTAAGCGCAGCAGTACCCGCACCAGCCAAACCACTCAAATAGTCGGTGTAATATTGGGGGGCGGTAGTGCCAGTTGTTCTTGTGGTGTTAACGTCTGGGGCAACTGTGCCTTGAAAAATGTCAGCCATATTAGCTCCTTACATAAATTTATTGGACTTAGCCAAGTTGTCAACCCATGGAATTACTTGTAAGTTTTGAGGAACATGTAATCCAGAGACCGTTTTTCCCTGAAGCGGAACAATGTGGTCAACATGCCAAGCAAATCCAAACATCTTCTTCCTTAAAGCGGCAAGCTCATACGCTTGCTCCATCATCCATTTGTCGTCTTCAGAAAGCCAGTGCGGAGTTCTTTGCATTTTAGCCGCTCTTCTCTTTGCAAGCAATGCCGCATTGTTATGCGGATTTTTCTTTTTCCAATCACTTTTTAAAGAATTTTGGGCTTTTACTTTTTCTGGATTAGCTAGTCTCCACTCCGCAGAACGTATCTTTGTAATTGGTTTTTCTTTTTCAGAATTTTCTGCATATTTCAATCTTCTTTTCTCACGAAGAGATTCTGCATTTTTAAAATAATACTCTTGTTTTCTTTCAATTATTTTTGCAGCATTCAATGCATAGTTTTTTCTATCATTTTCTTTTCTGCACTCTGTACAGGCTCCGGTGTCTGTAATGCGAGGCGCAACATGACCACGACCACACGGTTTGTCGGTCTGATATGTTTTGTGACCAGCCAATTTGGCTATATGTCTTGCGCCTTTAGCACTCATTTTTTATCCATCTTTTTCTTAGCATCAGCCAAGTATTGCAGGGGACTTTTTGACTTTGGGGGTATTGAGTTAATTGACCCCGATCTTTTGTGAGCGCGAATTTCTTGTCTAAACTTGTCAAGCAACTTTGATCCAGCTTTTGTAGAGCCATTCCCAAGAGCGGCAACAATTTCACTGTCCAGGACGTATTCTCCGTCGGCAAGCATTGCAGGAATATCGTCGCTCTGTCCGTCACCAGGCCCCGCAACATGCGCTCCATGTCTGAAATCGCCACGCATCTTGCCGCCATAATTCATCATTGGGACTGATAGACCGCCCTCCGCGTACTTTTGGACTGATCCACCTTTAGCCATTAGGGGCGTAATAAGGCCACCCTCTTTAGCGGTTATACCCAATATATCATCAATAGATTGGTTTTGTCCATAACTGTAATAATCTGGCATAACATTACCTTGTGAGACTTGTACAGTATCTTGAGGCTGTACTGGATTTTGTTGTAGTGGCGCTGTATCCGAAGCAACCATTTTTTGATATGTTGATAACGGATTTACAAAACCTTGCTTGTTTGCTGTTGAGGTTAAGTATTGAGGTGATAACGGAGATAAAGTTGTTCCACCAGATGTTGTCTGCTGAGGTTGTTGTATTATTTGTGTAGATGGCAAAGAAGTTTGCCCAAGACCATTTGCGTATTGAACGGCACTTGATAAAGGTATTCCTTTTTTTACCAAATCATTGGCTATTTGTTTTTTAACACTGTTAAGCTTTTTATAAATTTCATCCGTTTGATCTGTGCTTATTGGAGGTTGCGCTCCTTCTGCATCAATCCCTGTAGGGGTATCTGCTGGTGGTAAGTTTTCAGGAGGTGTCCACTCTTCTGGAGGTTCAGGCAAATCGGTTGTTGGGGCTGTAGATACAGCCTCTTCAGGGAGTGTGTAAAGACCATTATCCGATTGAACAAAAGGCCCCGTGTCTACCGTTTCAACAGGAGTAGATGGCGCAGGAGTTGACTCAACTGGAGCAGTTATTGGCTCTGCTGGTGGAGGGGCTTCCACCGACGTCACAGTTTGATCTGGAAATGGTGGAGCTGACTCTAGAGGTTGTAGTGGTGGTGGGGCAGATGGTAAAGACTCAATACCTGATGGTGGAGCAGGTATATATTCGTAAAAAGGATCGACAGTTGGAGGCGAGGCAGGGGAAGGCGTTGTCGGTAAAGACTCAATACCCGATGGTGGAGTACTAGATGTTTCACCACCCGACATTCCTGAAACTTCGGATGAAACTTGGTTTGCCACTTCAGCGGTTACACCCGCCAAAATCATATTTCGAGCAACTATTTCAGGCGGTGCTCCAGCATTTGCGGAAACAAGTCCAACCGCTACAGAAGGGGCGACACCATTTGCTATCAAAACAGCGGCAGCGGCTGTAGAGAGGATTGGGCTTTTGGCTACTGTTGTACCAACATCATGGATTACGTCAGATACGCCCTGTCCTACATTAGCCAATGTGTTAGATACACCTTCACCAACATTTGCCACAATGTCTGAAACGCCCTGACCAATATTGGCTACAGTTTGAGATGCCCCATTAACAACATTAGAAACTGTGTCAATAGTTGTTCCAAGGGGGTTGCCTATAAACTCACTTACAAAACCTCCACCGCCACCGCCCTGAGGCTTGATGCGTCTATCCCCGTAGTGCTTAAACGCTTCTAGTGGTAAATCGGGAAAATCAAAACGATGGTATCTCATACTTCTGCCATCCAGTTATAACCCTCAAGATCGGGTTGTTGTATGTCTGCGCCAGCCCTTTGGATTAGCTGCAATATTTCTTGGTTGTCGGCATTACCATAAACTCGTTTAATGCCAGCTTTCTTTAGCCCATTCCAAAATACTTTGATGTAACGTGAAATCGCAATAGGAGAATCTTCTGTAAAGAAATGAAGCTCACCAATATCTTCAGATAACAAGCGCACAAACAATACAGAATTTCCTGCATTAAACAGCTTGCCTTGATTATTCTGTATCAGTTGAGCAATAGCACCCAATACCCTTTGTGGGTCTATACCTCTTTGATTGGCGTCTGCCGTAATAATTTCTGATGGTGTCATCTCAATACCTCAAATTGCTGGGTTGACGGCATTTACAAGGGCTTCTGCCCATGCTTGCCAATCACTGTAACCATCTGTTGATGGAATGGCTTCATTCACAAAAACATCAATAGCTCTTATCCCATTACCCCAAATCTTCCAATCTGTTTGAGGATTAGGAATTTCTAATTGTTGTGGAGCATACAACTCACACATCAGACTAGCCCAAGAATCAAAAGAGTGATACCTTGGGTCATAAACAAGTGCTGGGCCTCTAGTATCCACGAACGTCTCCTATATCTGCATTTAAGAGCACACGTCCTAATTGATAATCTCCACCAGCCTCATTAGATACAAACTTCAATCTCAGCTCTCGCCTTTGCTCTTTCATGTCAATTTTATTGGTGTTTGCATCAAATACAAAGGGTATAGATTGAGCATCATCCGATTGTGCGTAGGGACGGCCTGTAATGTAAAGTGTCATGTTGCCATTTAATACGAAGTCAGGCTCTACTCGCTCTAATCTAATCCACTTGTTCATGCCTGTCATGGCGGGTTCTGAAGGGCCTCCAGAGACCCATCCTAGATCATTAGTCTCAAAGTAGCTTTCAATGGCATTGACGTTCTGCCCGTTGATAGCGTCTGTTCCAATCTCATGCTGAAGGATTTCAATTCTGTTCTCTGGCGTAGAGAATGTAAGGGGTACTGTGGCCGTTGCAGTAGCCGCGGCAGACATCTGAATGCCTTGTGCATACAAAGCTGTAACAGGAACAGAAAATCCAGCACCAGTCCCGCCTAGCTCAGTATTGGATGCGCTTAAAACATCTCCTACTTGGTAACCAGCTCCCCTAGATGTTACGGTAACGGCTGTTACAGCGCCCCCAGAAACGGTTACGGTAGCCTTTGCGCCGCTTCCGATGCCACCAGTAAGGGTGACATCAGTGTAGGTGCCATCAACGTAACCTGTGCCTCCAGTAATCGTTCCTAGTGTTTTGATGCTGCTGGTCTTTATGGCGGTAACGTAAGTGTTTGCAGGAACGCCTGAACCAAAAATAATCAGCCCCAAAACGACTTGGGTGTTGTACGTGTCTAGATACAAAAATTGGTTTCCATTCACCGTGTTAAATGAAGCAGTAAAGACGGTGGCAGATGGAGAGGTTTGCCAATTAGCTTGCACGGGATAGTGAAACACTTGAGAGAAATAACCAGCAGAGCGTCTAGCACCCAAAGCCTCACCAGCGTCGTACCAAGTATTCTCACGAGTGTTGTAGACAATCGCATCAGTACACTCAGTAGCATCACCTTTAGGATAAAACCACCATACCTCGCCAAATCTTGGGACTTTACTTGCCCAAACCTTTTGCCTTTGAGAATAGTTTAAATTGTCAAAGAAGTAGTTCTGGTTCATGTTGTTAGGAATTTCCTTAACAACACCGTTGTACATCAAGAAACGGTCTACTCCGCACCAATAATAAACACCATCGTATTCAATAGCAGATTGGCTAGACAGAATAGAAGACTGCGAGCTGATGATGTCATAGCGCCAGTATTGTGGGGGACTTCCTGCTCCACCAATGTAAGACACACGCACTAGGCTATCAAGGCTCCAAAACAGCCCAGAAGGCGCGTTTGAGCCGCCCCTGACGGGTAACCCTTGGACAATCTTTCCTGTGGCTACGTTGACCGCATTAGCGTCCGCAGAGACCCAATCTTGGGCATTTCCAGCAGAGCAGTTCTGAATCAGGCCATTATTGCCATAAACAAAGACGTAAGGATGAAGCGATACCACGCCACCAGACACGCTAATGTTATTGTTAAAAGTTGCAACAATGACTCCCGCGGGAACGGAGTTAGATAAAGTTACATTAGTGGTAGAAACGGAAACTACAGTAGTGTTGGCTGGAATGCCAGTTCCTGTAACGGTTTGACCCGCGCCAATCAAAGGATTGGAGGCTGCAATTGTGACCACGGCAGTTCCGGTGGCCGTGATGGTGTCTGTAAATGTGCCAATTTGTGACATGGTTGTGCCATTGATGTCACCAATTAAGATGGGCGTATTAAAGTCGTTGTCAACTGAGGCGAGGTTTTGCCCTGGGTGCGCCAGCAATGATTGCACTCCAGCACCAGCAACATCATAGAAGCCATCAAACTGCCAAAGGTTTAGGTTGGAAGCGGTAAAATTTGACAGCGTAAAGTTGTTAATTCCAGCCCCAATGCCGTTATCATCAATAGTAAGCACTTGCAAACCATTGTTATAACCACTGAAGATGTAATTGAATGCGTTCTGAGCATTAACCCAAATACCTCTTGATGGGCCTGTTAGTTGATCAGAGATGACACGATACCCGCCCATTTTTCTAGGGCGTCCACGCTGAAACCTTACCCAGCGACCATCATTGTAAAATTGCTTATCAAAAATGGTTCCATCCCGTTGGATGCCGGGCTTGGTGTCAAGAGCAAATACCTTTTGCGTCATTAAAACACTCCACCCGAAATTCCGCCCGTAAAGGTTCCTGTGCCGTTTATGGTTAAACCAGAGGATGACAGTGTAAATAAATTAACGCCAAGGATGGCCATCGCTAGTTCAGCAGTTGCGGAACGATAAATACCTGTAGAAGACTCTGCTGCAAAATTTAAAGCTGGTGCGCCTACCGAGCCAGAAACCAAAGAAACGGTGGTGGCTCCAGCAGCAATCGTAGATGCGTTTAATAAGTTTACAGAGTCACACAGCAAAATTACCTGTTGACCCGCGGGAACGGTTGCTGTGCCACCTCCAGCCCCTGTGGTAAAGGTAATGGTGTACCCCGCACCAGTTCCGTTGGTTTGGTTGGTAACGTAGTAAACCTGAACGGTTTGGGGGACTGTAACGGTTACATTGCCGCTTAGAGTACCAGTATATTTTTGTACTACATTTGCGGCTTCAGCGGAAGTTAAAGAATAACTGCCAGATGTAACAGCTTTGGTAAGCTGCGTAAAATTAAACTGAGTACTGCGTCCAAGACCAACGGTGTAGAAAGCCACACCAGAACAGCAGATAAAGCAGGAATCAGAAGGCTGTAAAGAAATAGAAGCTGCACCATTGATCAGGTTTCCTCCAGAGGGGGCCACGGTCAAAGTGCCAGTCCCGCTATTACGCAGCATCATAAACCAATCATTACCTAACGTAACGGCTGATGTAAGAGTCAAAGTTCCTGCGCCGTTGTCCCACACGTAGTAAGAGGCTCTGTCAGAAGCAATAGCGGTATAGGCAGAAGAGAATGTAGTGACGTTATGAGCTGCATTTAGGGTGTTATTGATAGCTTTTAAGCCATATCCAGCCAATGCTGCGGCATCTACGTTAGAAGATCCAACACCAAAGGCAATGTTGCCCCATGTTCCTGCTATGGTGGCGTTTGTGGTGATGTAGATGTAACGTGAAGCACTAGGGGCTACGCTTGCAATAGAATTGCCAGCAGCATCTTTAACTGTAAAAGTGTTAGCACCGATGTTTCGGATCAGGGCATCTTGACCTACAGAGGCTTGATTAGCGGGGGGCATAGACAAAGACAAGCCAGCAGTAGAGGCTGTAACGTCCATAATCCGAGCAGCAACATTGTCTGTAACGCCACCGTTAATAGGCCAAAACAGTTGGGTGTCGGCAGAAAGCGCAACAGAACGATAGGATACGTCCGTAGGCTGGATGACGTTTCCAGTAAAGGGCGAAATAAAGCTCATATATCCCTCGCAATCGCTTGACGATCCCCAATTCGGGCAACGTCTTCAGTTTTTAGTACATTCATGATTTGTTCATATTGAGCTTGCCACATAGGAATGCGCTCATCATTCTTTAGGAACGGCATGGCTTGCAGGAGTGATCCATAAAGCAAAGCTTGGGGGGCGTATTCCGTGAACCAGTTGCTCTGATTGGTTGCGTCTAAAGGCTGGACACGCTCGTAATACAGCACCTCATAAGCGTAATCATCATTCGGTGTAGGCGCAATCATCCAATGGGTGTAGTCGTAATCACAATAGAAGAAAGGCACGTCTTGTTGAGAAGGATCTGGCCAATATTCTCTTAGGTATTCATACTTTCTCAAGAATATGGGTTGGCGCACACCATTAACAGTCACGTTCATGGATACGGTTTTTCTCCATCGAGCTGGCTTATCTATGATGTTTTCGCCTTGAACCATGTTGCTTGTGGCAACAGTTAGGTTTCCAAGAAACTTTAAGTCCGCAGCCATGACTTGTTCCGCCAACATGATAAATGTGGGGATCTTGTCAAGAGTCGCTTGGTCAGTACGCTCCAAATATGATTGGATGTTCTCTACCAGCGACGAATACGTCATTACGGAGGCCATTACCAGTTACCTTTCTTTGCTCCAGCCATGTTGGCCACCAAAGATGGGTACTTAGTACCCGTGCGCTTTGCGAAAGCCTTTGCGGCTTTGATCTGGTTAGGGCTTAACTCTTTTGGCTTGCCAAGACTTTTAGGGCGGGTTTTTTCCCACACGGGTTTTGTTGACATTTTAAACCTCCCATTCAAAATTGACAATGTTTATTACATAAGAGCACATTCAGCTTGGCGTCTTTTTAACAGACCAGGTAATACTTTACCCCCGCCTTTAGTCCAAAGCATCAATTGCTCTTTAGCACCATCCCAGTCTTGGGCGTTAATTTTCCGCTTTAAGGTGCTGGTTTGGAGTCTGCCTACACCCAAGTTGTAACAAAAATCCACAATCGCATTGCATTTGCGCTCATCTGTGGCAAGTATGGGGCAGTTTCTAAGTACGCCAGGCAAGTAAGTGTGCTGTAGCTCACCCATTAACAGAGCATTAGCGGCTTCTTGGCTTATTGATGGATCGTTTAGAGTAACTTTCTTGCCATCAGCATAGTAAGTCGACCCATACCCAATTGTGGGGATTCCAGCAGGACAGAGATAGGGCTTCGCTTTGAAGCCCTCAAATCGCCTACAAAGCTCTGCGGCGATCTCTAGGTTCATTACAAACCTCGTTTAGCCAATGTGCGGTCAAGTATCCAGTAGTTAACTACACCAGAAAGCAAGGCCATGTCGTCTACAGTCCATGCGCTTTTCAATAATTCGGGGATGGGCTGACCATTAGCATAGCTTAAAGCTAGCGTAGAGGTCTTAAACACTCCGTATAGCAACAGGAGGTAGTAAGTCATTACAGGGCGCACAGAAGCGGATAGAGAGGCTACCCAGCCCCCTGCTGATTTGACCATTTCGGTTTGTTGGGTGATAGCAGCATTGAAGGCATCCATCACTCCTGAATCTACGGTGGCTTCTCTTTGTGCGCCAATCTCGGCTAACTTTTGTGAGCCTCTGACCTTTTCTAGTTCGCATTGTTTGTCGAACATAGCTAATTCATGTTCGCGCTCGTTCTTCTTGTCCAAAAACTTAAATGTTTCGGGCACTAAACGAAAAATGCCCCCAAGAAGGGAGCCTACAATACCGCCACCTAGAAAATCCATCATTTGTCCTGCTTCAGTTCAAGCTTGTCCATGATCTTGCCGAACATCTCTTTGATGTCGCGCATATCTTCGCGGTAGTCATCGCGTTGGACGTAGACTTTAGGAATCTCTTCACGCAGCTTTGCAAGGTCAGACTTTAAGTCTTTCACAGCCGCCCAAAGCTCACGAGCAAACCATCCGCAAACTGCCATGCAGGTTCCGAGACCGATGTTAATGAGTAGTTGGGCGTCCATGTTTTTACCAAGTTACAGGTTGATTTGTAATCTTACGCAGACCAAGATTGATCGCTGTAAGAGCTAAGGCTTGCAGTTCAGGGCCAACGATAAATCCAAACTTCATCTGAAGTCCCAATCCCGCCGCGCACAGTACGTTCACCCAGAAAGTCTTAGACAAGTAAAACTTCTTACCTGTCATTTGGCTTACCAGAACCTCTGAGGTCGCAGCAGATATGGCAGTATTGATATCGCTCATTTGATATGGCCTTCAAAAAAGATGTCGCAGTACCACACAGCTATTCTTGCAATCATCCCTCTCCAGTCACCATTGTGCTTAAGTCTTGCCAGCCGATCAGAGAATGTGTATTCACCCTCTTGCGGAAAGTCCCAAGTCAACAATGCCAACTCCGTATAGTTCGCTATTACATCAATCAATAGAGTGACTAAAGTAATTGGAAGGACTACACGCCATAACCCACCGCGCTCATATTGAACAGCGATGGGGTACAGGAGAAGGAGTAGTAGACTCATTTAACTGTTATTTCAACCCAAGCAGTTGATGCTTCATCCCAGTTGTAAAGTTTTCCATCTTGAGGCATAGCTACAGGTGCATTCCACAAGCATGTGTCTTCATTCAAGAGCCAAGAAGCAAAGGGCTGCGGAGGAATGAAAGCATCGCGTGTGGCATCGTATGTGTAGCCGATACCTGCGTAGTTCTTACGCAATGGACGACCCTCAGGATGCTCACCACCTAGAGTGTTGTAAGATGTTTGGATCCAGTTAGCGGGATCGCCCAAAGCACCAGTTGCAATGAAGTCTTCTTCAGCAACAATAACTTGTGTGACGATACCGTTTTCAATTTTGGCAAAATGACTCATATTTTCTCCTATGGGTTAGATTGAGCATTGGCGTTTTTAAGCACTGCACCAGTTGTGGTAATACTATAGCTATTTGAACCAGATGCATTGTATGAGGATGATGAAGAACGAACTTTAAATCCATTAGCCAATTTATCTGCATTCGTTCCAAGAGTTACCGCATTACCGTTAATGGTCATAGAGGTTGGCACACCATTGAGATACACAAATGGGCCATCTGTACTAGCATTACCTGTAAATGTTCCACTTGTTGTTACAGTCCCAGTTGGCAGGTTATATGTGTTGAGCGCCACAAAGCCACTTGGGGGTGTGTAGGCAAATGGTCTTTGACCGAAGTTGTAAGAATCACCATTGGATGTTTCTGCATTAGAAGATGCTGGAGCAAATTTACCAGCTACTTGAGTTATGGAAGAAAATGCAATTCCTTGGGTTGTCCCATTTTTGTAAAAGGCAATAGTTCCATTATCGGAATCCCAAGCTACACCAATTACATCGCCATTTGTGTAGGTTGCTCCGTAAGCACCTTGATTACCATTGTTGTATTTATTACCATCTGAACGATAAGCATAATCACCTCTAGAACCAGTACCAATTTCTGAACCTGTGGCTGGTAATTGAGGATTATTTAATATATTTGCAACACCAATAACTTCATTGTTTCCACTACTTCCAGAATTATTACAAGCAGTTACTTCCCAATACCATTTGCCAGTTGTAGGTAAAGTAAAAGATGCGGCAACGCTACCATGAGAAGCCAAAGAACCACGCAAATAATTTAAATTGCCTTGTGATATTGTTCCTGCCGGAATTGGAAGTGTAGGATTTAAAACGCAATAGTTAGCCGCAGTAGAACTTGTCAGCGTAGGCACATCCGTCATGCTGTCGTAAGTCGCACCAGCAGTCAGCGAAATGTTATTGCACGTCCAGTTGTTACCGTTCGGGCTGAAGTCATAGCCTAGAGTAGTCGTAGATGTGTTGTTGGTAAACGGCAAGTAGAAGCCGTTAGTACCATACGAACCACCGTAACGTACAGGTGACCATGAGCCGTAAGCATTGAACGAGCCAAAGCTAGATGGTGTGAGGGCTTGACCGTCAATGAAGTTGACTTCGGTTAGGTAGCCATCAAAGTAAGTGGCAACACCGTCTTCAGATGCTATGTAATGAGGCGTAACTGCATTTACGGCAGTATTCAAACCAGATGATGGATTGTTAATTGTTGAGTATGTTTGCTCAACATTATTGATATACAACCTAAATCTATTATTTGCTGTGGCGTTGTTAGTATCAGCAACAAGAACAATATGATACCAAGCCGCAGGGTCACGAAAAACAGCGTTTGTCTTACGGAAAACAGTAATTTGTGAAAACAGGTTTAGAGTGTCATCAGAGTTGTAGAAAAAACTTAATTTATTTGTATCTACTCCACTATTGTCAATTACTGACTGGAAAAGATATTGTTGCGCTCCAAGTTTTCCACGCTTAACCCAACCACTCCAAGTCCATGTTTGACGATTACCAGCAGTTGCAGGTGTCCTATTCAAATAAGCACTAGCACTAGAACGGAAACGCAGACTGTTTGTTAAATTGTAGCCACTGCTACCGCCACTTAAAGCATTACCTTGTATGATCGACATTTTTATTCCTTTGATGAAGACTTAACTTAGTAGGGGGTGATTAGCCCCCACCCTTATTAAGACAAGGCTGCGGTGGCAGACAAGTAAACGTTAGTACCGTCTGGGCTGTAGTAAGACATCCAGTATGAACCAGTTGAGCTTAGTGCGGTCAATACGCCAGAAGCCACCTTAACAGCAGATGCTTTGGCAATAGCGTAGTTAGAGCCGTTCACCAAAACAATGTTGCCAGACTGACCAGCAGTGATGTTAGTGAAAGTCAATGTTACGCCGCCTGTAGGTGTGCATAAGAAGTTGTTGGTCAACGACATATCAAACGAACCAGCATTTGCTGTGGTAACAGTGCCGCGCTGTGGGCCTGTAAATGTTTCCGCCGCAGTCAATACAGCGATGTTTGCACCAGCCAAAGTTGTAGCGCCTGTACCGCCGTTGGCAATAGGAAGAGTTCCAGTAACGCCAGTAGACAAAGGCAAGCCAGTAGCGTTTGTCAAAGTCACAGAGGTAGGTGTACCCAGCAAAGGAGTTACCAATGTCGGGCTAGTTGCCAATACGTTATTGCCTGTACCAGTGTTTGTTACGCTCACTACGTTTTTGCTTGCATCCAAAGCCAAAGCGGTAGAAGCAGTCAAGCCAGACAGAGTGGCTGTACCAGAAGCACTCAGAGTAGTAAACGCACCAGTATTAGGAGTAGTAGCACCTACAGTACCGTTCAATGGGCCAGCCAAACCAGCAGCAGTCAGGGTAGTACCGTTAAATGTCAGGTTGGCAGAACCAGCCAATGCGCCGGAACTGTTGAACTGCACTTGAGTATTAGAACCACCGATAGAGCCTGTAGCTTTAGAAGCAATGGTCTGAACGGTGCCACCGTTGTCTTTGTAGAATAATTTCCCATCTGCGGCGTTGATAGCCAACTCCACTCCGCCCGTATCATTGGCAAGGTTGGATGCTGATGGTACTGTAGAAGCTGTATTGCTTCCGTAGAGCTTTATGGGTGTAGAACCTGTAGCGGCCATGTTTAATACTCCTTAGAATGTTCCACCAGCAACGGCAGTAACTCCGTACCCTGATAGTGTAGTGGGTTTATTTGTCAAATCTGCAAATGAACCAGAAAAAAGTGTAGGCTTACCAGTCAGATCGCCGTAATCCCCAGAAGTTGCAACTGTAGCCAAACTGGGCTTGCCAGACAAGTCAGAGTAAACACCAGAGAACAATGTAGGCTTGTTCTTCAAGTCGTTGTAAGAGCCGCTTGTCGCCACGGTAGACAGGCTAGAAGTATCTGCTTTACCAGAGATAGCTGTTCCCACATAAGATTCAGTAGCAAGCGGAACCTCTTGGGTCGTAGGGCCAGCAACCCACTTACCTGCGGACTCTTTCCAGATCAGACGCTGACGGGCCAAGTCACCACGATCCACGTCCAAACCAGCCACGTCCAAGCTAACGCCAGAACCAGCCTCACCCTTGTTTACGGTGATGATGTTGTCTTTAACCACCAGAACGGTAGAGTTAACGGTAGTAGGAGTACCTGCTACAGTAAAGTTACCTGAAACGGTCAAGTTGCCCGAAACGGTTTGGTCGCCCACGGTAGCCACGGTAGGGGCGGTCATAGTGATTTGTGTGGCAGAACTCAAGCGAGTCAAGCCGCCTGTACCAGTAGACTGAACCACTACGTCAGCGTTAGATCCGCTAGAACCGATGGTTGTAGAAGCTACAGAGTCAAGCACCAAAGTACCAGAACCTGTGGTAGCGATACGCATACCTTGGTTCACGTCAGCAGTGAAGTTAATGGTGTTAGAAGAAGCGCCCAGAACTGGAACTCCGTCCACGTACAGAGTGTTTGCATCAATGTGCATTTCTTCTGTATAGATGGCGTTGAACTTCTTGGTTGGAGAACCGATGTTGGAAACACCAGTCACAGCAGGAAGGATGTCGCCAGTCAGCGAAGCTACGTTAGCAGGAGCAAAACCCAGAGCGGTCTGGATGGAGCTAGAAGTTACCGATGCGTCAGAACCTGCGGGGCCTGTGGCACCCGTATCGCCTTTATCACCCTTCAGACCCTGAATACCTTGAGGGCCTTGTGCTCCTGTGGCACCTTGTGGGCCAGTAGCGCCTGTATCACCCTTGTCCCCCTTGGGGCCTTGGATACCCTGTGGCCCTTGTGCGCCAGTAGCTCCTGCGGGGCCAGTAGCGCCAGTATCGCCTTTGTCACCTTTTTCACCTTGTGGGCCTTGTGCGCCTGTGTCGCCTTTAACGCCTTGGATACCCTGTGGGCCTGTAGCTCCGGTAGCACCTGTGGCTCCGGTATCACCCTTAACACCTTGGATACCTTGTGGGCCTTGGGCACCAGTATCACCTTTAGCACCGTTAGGGCCAGCAGGGCCTTGAGCACCAGTGGCTCCGGTATCGCCTTTATCTCCCTTGTCGCCCTTCAACTGAGCGATGACACCAGCGGGGAGCGTGGTGACGTTAGACAGGTCTTTATTAGCTTTATTGGAAACAGTCGTTGTCAATGCGGAAACAGCCGTCTCGTCGTTAGCCAACTGAGCAGCAATCTCTTCCAAAGTATTCAGAGCATCGGGAGCAGCACCCACCACGGCTTGAATAGAAGCATCAATCTGGCTTTGAATGCTGGCAGAAGTCAAAACTGCCGAGCCGTTTACGTACACATTAGAAGTGTCGATGTGGACATTGCCCACGTCAATCACGGTAGCTTTAACTTCAGGGACATCCACAGAGTCAGGAGCCACCACCATCACTGTTCCGCGAACAGCTTCGGTAAATGTCAGGCGGAAAGAGTTGTTGTTGATGTCTTCTTTGCCAACAGAAACGATGTTGCCGTTCTGGTCTTTAACTTGAATCCAGACGTTGGTAGTACCAAGGTTGTGCTCCACAACCCAAGTGGTCGAGTCCAGACCTTGAGAGTGGATGTAAGACAGAGTCTTATGCGAGAAAGGATACCAAGTCTCCA